TGCACCCTTACCAGTATTTTGATCATATTGGGAAGTAGTTGCTGGAGCAATTGCTTCAGCTGCAAAAAGAGCAGCAAGTAAACCTGCAGGACCCATTAAAAGTCCAAGTAATCCCGTCAACGTCCCAACCAAACCACCAACCAAAGGAGCAAACAAGGTTAAGAAACCAAGTATCTTCATTCCAATACCAATTCCAACTATTGCGGCAATACCCAGAAGTATTTTATCTAGATTATCCGTAATAAATGTAATTACATTCTGAATTTTCTTTTGATTTTCTTCATTTTGAAACCAATCAAGTGCCTTTAGTATAAACCCACCAGCCAAGATATTTCCAAAAAATCTCTTGATCATATCAAGAAAACCTATCTTTGGAGCTTTGAATCCTTTTAGAGCCTTAGTTGCTTTCGTCTTTGCACTCTTTTCAGACTTCGCTTCCTCTGCCTTCTGTGCGGATTTTCTTGAAGCTTTTGCGTCTTGTTCCGATTCTTTCTTCTCTTCACCCAACAACCCCTTAAGAAGACTATCAATACCAAGTAGAGTTAGACCGATATTTGCAAAAGAATCTGCAACTGCGTTACCCTTTACTTGAGCTTTAGTCGATTCTGCTTCTTTAGAACCACTTAAAAGTTTTTGTGTATTGACTGCAGATTTGTTATATTTTTTACCACTTTGAACTACCTTAGAGACATTGACAGTTTTCTTCTTAGGTTTGAACCTACCGGTCTTACTCTTTACTCTCTTAAATTCATTTTTCAGTAAATCATTATCACCCCTACCACCAACCATTTGATTGGCCAACATCTTCTCTTTCAGAAGAGTTTTATAATCATCATAATCAAAGTCAGATATATCATCTAGACCCAGCATATTCAATACTTCTGGGTCAATAGTCTCATTAGTAGGTTGTTTAGTATCTTCTTTCTTCTCGGCACTAAACTTCTTGACAATAGCAGTTACAGCTTTCTTGTCTAATTTTTTAGTATTATTTACCTTTTTCTTAGCAGAGGGCATTGGCATTGGGCCCTGCATTGCATTACTATTTTCTTTAGGTTTACCAGTCCAGGTATCTAACCCTCCAGTATTATATTTCTCTTGTAACGGATCTGACATCTGACGGGCAAGATCCATCAAATCACCTGAACCTTTAACCATTTCACTATCAACCTTACGTTTTTGGTCAGGTGGTAGTGAATTATAATAACTTGATAAATCTCTTATTTGATCCTCATCAAGATCTTTGAGAATATAATCTGGTAGCTTATACGCAACAGATCTATTCTCATCGTAGACCTTTTTGGGTTTTGCCTTTGGTTTTGGAGTTACTTTTGGTTTTGGCTTCGCCTTTGGTTTAGGTGGAGTCTTTTTGCTTTCATTTTCTTCGACCATACCTATGGCCATTTCATGAAGTTCAGTATTGTTCCTTCCTTGAACAATCTGACTATCAATATCACTAGTCTCTTTATCACTTAGAGAATTATAATATTGCGAAAGTAAATATATCTGTTTATCGTCTAATTTTGAGGCAAGATCCTTCCCTAACTTATATTCATAAGCCTTTCTTGTTACTTTAGGATCTCTAGCCATTCTGTCTTGCCTTTTGCTTTTGTTCTTCTTCCTCTAAATGTTGTTGTAAGAGAGCAACGTAAATGTCTCTTTCAAAGGGCATCATATTTTCAATTTCAGTGAGAGAGTATTTGTGATATTGCATCATCGCAAAGTTTAATTTAAAATAACTCTCTAGATCCATATGGATCATGCCTATGCGAAAAAACTGGATAAACCCTCCAAAACGATAGTACTTTTTACTTTAGTGCTTGGGTTCGTAATCTCAATTGTGTGAGATAGTTTTGGCATAGTCTCAAAGAATTGTTCAATTTCTTTAAATTGTGTTGAACTCATCTGTTCCAAGAAGTCAACGACTTCCTTTTTAGTACAGTCATCAGTAGACCAAACCTCGTCTTCATTATAAATCTTATCAATACATGATGCAATTAATTCAAATGATTGATTAATATCAGTTTCACCTTCAAAATCAAAGTTGTTTGAAATGAATTGTTCCAATGAAGGATACTTCATCTCCATTACCAAAGTCTCATCAAGTTTAATCTTATTAGAGTGGTTTTCATTAGTTTGAACTTGAATGTCCTCAAGGTCAATAGTAACTGTTACATTTGTTTCACCATCGTCAGGTGCCACAATGTTTACCTCAACTTCTTCACCAACCGACCTTGCTCTGATATTTAAGAACAAATATTCAATATCAAAAGTCGGAAGTTTCTCTACTTTAATACCTCTCGTAAGAATGCAACTTTTTAAAACAGATTTGATTGCGGTTGTAATCTGTTTTGTATTCTCACTTTCGAGGGCAAGAACTAGAAGTTTTTCTTCTTTAACTAAAAAGGGCCTATAAGTAATTTTCTTCTGTGTTGATGGTAATACCAAGTCATACTCAGGAGTTACAATCTTTGGCAAAGGCATAATAAACTACAATAATAAGTGAAACTATTTATTAGGCAAAACTACGCTCTCTAATGTATCTAGTGTACGACATGGAGATATTATATTTCAACACATCACTTGCTTCATAACTGACTTGTGTTGGTGCAATGCTAATCGGGAATGCATCGATAAAAGTATATCGTAATTGATAACTATCATTAATATTTCTTTTTCTTTCTGCTCTGGCATTCTTCTCAAATTTAGTTACATGAATCGGACTTCTATAGCTATTAGGATAATTCATCCGATAAGATACTGCGGAATTTTCGTATCCTCTATTATTCGTAGTTTGTCCTGCAATAAAATCGACCCAACCATCAAACAATTCAATCACATCATATCTATTATTGACCATGAATGTCAAATCAAGAGTATTTCCAAAATCCTTTCGGTATGCCATTTTTTCTGACATACCTGCGAAGTCATTTGTTGCTTCATGAGTGAAAAGATTTACACCAGGAAGTGATGCGGCAGAACACATCAATTCAACATTTTCACCATCTGCATAATAATTGAAATTTCTTGCATTCAAGAAAGTTAGTACCTTAATTGGTGGTTGAACTTTAACTTGATATACAGATGTCTGGGCAACATGAAGAATTTTACTCTTTAGTGCCGATGTTTTGACTGAATTTGGATATGGTCCAGGCATCTAAATATTTCTACATTATAATACTATGTATATTAGATGGGTCAAAGTATAAAGTCAATTTATAAACCATCACATCCTGAAAAATACCTTGGTAACTCAAGTAACATAATCTGTAGAAGTTCTTGGGAAAGACAGTTTTGTAGGTACTGTGATGTGAATCCAAATATCGTCAAATGGGCGTCAGAAGAGTTCTCAATACCTTATATTTCACCCGTTGATGGAAGACCACATAGATACTATCCAGACTTTCTAATTGAAGTGAAAGAAAAGAGTGGTAAATTAAAAAAGTATGTAATTGAAATCAAACCCAAGAAACAAACTCTACCACCAGTCAAAAAGAAAAGAGTAACTAAAGGATTTATTTCAGAAGCAAAGACTTATGCAGTCAATCAGGCAAAATGGAAGGCAGCAGTTGATTTTTGTAAGGATAATTTGATTGAGTTTAAGATTATTACTGAAGATGAACTCTACCACTGGAAGAAATGAATAGATTTAAAGAAGAGGATGAGAATAGGATCTCAAGTATGACAGATCCTGATGACATGATGTTAGAAATCATGGAAATCCTAACAGATGTAGAAGTCATTCCTGATGTTGGTAAGTATTATACATTCATCTATCAAGCAAAAACTCCAAGAGTTGAATACGACCAATTTCCATTAATTGCTTGTGTTGGTGTTTATGAGTGGGGTTTTCGTGGTCTAAACTATCATTGGGGTGATTTTAGAAACTATACTTGGGAAGAAGCTTCGATTCTTCGTGTAGTTGACCCTATGGAACTTAAAACACTTCGTGCTATTCCTTATCAAAGTTTCAGAATAAATAACTAAACGGGTTAGTAACCATTATTAGGAGAAATAAAATAGTGGCAAGTAAAGATACTTCAGGTTGGGAGAGTTTGGGTGGAAATAATCCAACAAAGTATCAGGCAACCTTTGATTTAAATCAAACTAGTAGTAGAAGAAACCCACTAACTGGTCAAACAGAGAGTAAACAAAAAGTAGTTGTCATTACTGACAGGTCAAATGGAAGTTATGATACTTATGCAGTTGGTGCTTTTGGTAGTAGATCATTAATATACCAATATAATGCTTCAAGT